GATTTAACTTGAATCACATCGCACAAATACCAAAACTTGTGAATGGTATCAATGTTGAAAAGGCTAGAAAAACTTTAGTAAAAATAGAATTTCCCAAAACTATTAATAGCTCATGGTCTTTGACTCAAATACTAAATTGGGCGGGTAGCAATTAAATGTGTGTATATTGTAAATGATTCCAGCTATTATTGTTGGAACTCTCGCAGCCGCCGCAGCGTACACCTTCACAGGTGATAATCTCGTGAGTTCCAAGGAAGCTAAGAAGTTGATTCGCTCAGGAAACATAAAGAAAGTCATCGACGTTCGCACAATTACCGAGTACAGAGCTGGTCACTATCGGGGCGCCATCCACATCCCAGTGAGTAAAATCAATAGGAAAACTACCACGGAACTCCCAAAGAAGGGTTTGCTCGTCTACTGCAACACTGGGCAACGAGCCAGATTTGCGGCAGAGAAATTAGAGGAATTGGGTTTTGAAGATGTGTATTACATTGCGGGACACTACTCAAGTCTTAAGTGAGACCCTCAATGACCTCTTTTGTCTTTTCGTACATTCGCTTCGCGTGGAACTTTTCATCCTTGAGTTGTTCCCAAATCGTCAATCGATACTCCAAGAATTCTAAGAATCGCTCGGGGTCTCGTTTGGACTTGTAACGAATCTTTTCGCCTTTCATCGCCTCGTTCATGGCGGCAATCTTGGCTTCAAACATGCGTTTTTGCATGGCATCTGGACTCTCACGAGACGTGATTTCTTCCTTTTTGAGCGCCATTTGTAATACAGTTGCGCGACATCTTTAATTGATTGTAAGAAGTGCTTTGTCTCTCCATTTCGTGACTGTATATACAGTGACACCCAATTCCACTGCGAGGTCTTTTAGGGTTAGGTGTTTACCATAATAGTTTTCAAGAATGTATCGGGTCACATCATCTAGACCATAGAGGATATCGGGTTCTTTGTCGTAATACGGTGGAGTTTCATAAAATTGAAGTTCCTCGTGTATTGTCGTTCGTCGCAAACAATTTTTACAACTCCAGTAAATCCATGGATATGCGTACGTACTAAACTTGAAACCCAACTCTGGGTTAAACTTTTGAGCCGCCCGAACGAGACCGTGTAGTCCCACACTATTTATATCCTTCCTCGTATGTATACCACGTTGTCGCGGGTATGTTTTGAAATATACATCATTTGAAACTTTATAAGCAAGTCTGATATGATTGGTTATCAATTCCTTCTTATAGAGGTTCATCTTGTACTTTTTATGTTCGTCTACTTTAATAGGTATGTTTGTAGCATTAACTGTAATCATAATTTTGGTTGTGATACCGATTATAGTTGTAACATGTACCAGATTATTTGAGCCTTACCCCGAGGACTTTGCGTAACTTCTGGAGAACTGCGTTGTCTGGAATAGCCTTCCCCGACTCATATGAATTGATGACATTTGCTGGAACTCCGATGGCTGTGGCGAGGTCTTTTTGTGTTTTGAAACCTTTAGCGGTGCGTGCTTGTTGAATCGTTTTAGCCACAGACAGACTTACTTTTTCATGGGTTCCCAACTCGGTTTGATCCAACGTTTGAGCTTTTGTAACTTCACGGTGAGGCACTTTTGTTTTTTGACTTGGTAATGTCTTACCGTGAATGACAACGGGGTTCCAATCTTGATGGTTCATTTTATTATATATGGAATTAAATCTTTATTCATACCCTCTCCAAGTTCCCTTTAATCTCTTCTATAAGTCTTGGCATAGCTTCAGACTTAAACACTTCCTTAGTTGGGAACCGTTCGTCTGTAGCATCCGGGTTTGTTTTGCGGTCAATATCCAAAATGATGTTTTTTGTAGCATCATAGTACTTATCATACTTTGATTCATCCTCAAGAACCTTGAGAACACCATTTTTCCCGACATTCCGTGCAATAGTTTGCATGGCTTCCTGCTTTGGTCTATAAATGGTTCTTTTCGTTTCTTCAATAACTTCACCATCTTTATTTACACCCTTACTAATCACCTCCTTCGTTTCTAAAACATCATTTTGGGAAATCTCCTTCACAATTTCCTTACCAACGGTTTCTATAGCCTCGGCTATAGTAGTGGCATCGGTGGGCTCTCTCACAAAACTATCAACAATTTCCTGGGTTGGTTTTTGTTTGAGGATGGCAATCATAATATCAACCATTTGTTCCATTGCGGTACCAATAATCGTTAAACCATTGTTACCATTAGAGCGATACTTTTCAATGTATTTTTTGGGAATGAGGGCATCCTTAATGCTATAGAGCTCTTTTAACATCTTTTCAGACTGGGTTCCACATGGAGTTCTACTCTTTGTGTAGACGAGGTAGACAATCGCAACAAGAATTGCAACCAAGATAATGTTCATAATTCTTTCCCGGTTCATATTATATTATAGTTGTGACATTTTATTTGAGATACCATCCGACAGTCTATCCAAATCATTCACCGACTGGGGTGTGGGTTCCGCCATAGGTTTCACCGAGGGTTCTACTCTGGGTTCATCTTTTGGTCTCATTGACATCATAGCGAAAATTGCAGCGGCTATACTGATAATCAACAATATGATAATAACAGTGATATTCATTATAATACAATCAGATTTTTTTAACTGGCCCAAGCACAACATCTGGTGACAGGTACTTTTTAAGAACATTCGGGGGATGAAGCATATCAAACTCTTCAGTTGCATCTTTGCCAGCAAAGAGCATGATCGCCTTCTTGCCACCTGGATGATCTGGCAAAAACTTTGTGAGATCATACACGATATCTTTGATAATTACCCAACAATCTTCTTCGGTATTATGCTTCGCAATTTCAGTGAGAGATAAGTCTCTTGGATTAATGTGATTATTTATAGTTCTCACTCTATGCATTCTTGCTTAACTATTGTTCCTATTTTTTAAGAGTCTGTCAAGTCTCTCCTTCTCCTTATTCATAAAAACAGTGAGTTGCATGACCTCTCCATCTAAATAAACTTGTCCATGATTCTTTAGTCTATCACACTTTAGCACCTGATCGACTCGCACGAGATTCACACGAACCATCTTTACATTTCCAGGTTTACTGTGATGCACCGCAAGTAAAGCTGCGTCCCTTTTTGTCTCCTTGGGAAGGGTGTTTTCTTCGTGACATACAACAACATGTGCTCCCGGACCACCGTCCACATGTAACCACCACTCATTCGGGTAACTCGACCCAGTCAGGTCATCATTTTCTTTGGCAGTCTCACCCACTTTGATCTTGATACCATCTGGGGATGTGTATGTCTTCATGTAGAAGATTTGTCGCATATTTTTAAATTGGATTGTACAATAAAACCTGTGATGATATACTTTTCCCCACTTTTGATAACATTTCCACGGTGAAGATAACTCCATGTAGCCGGAAAAAATAAAATAGAACCTTCTTTTGGTTGAATACTTTTACCGTTTAAAAAATCTGTAGAACCACCATTTTCTACTGGTACGGTGTTAAGGTACATTATAAAAGCTAAAAGCCTTTTTGAATCGTAAGCATCATCGGTGTGCCATTCAAATTTACAACCCTTTTCGTATTTTTGAATTTGGTAACCCGTGCAATTTATATTGTCACCAAATATCTTTCCTAATATATTTAAATTTTTATCATAAAGAACCCGACTTTCTATATATTTAAAGTATTCCGGTAATCCCACGGCTAAATGTTTTGCCAAGACATTTGTGATATCACTCCAATCTTCTCTATTTGCTAGATGTAAATCTATCGAGTTTTTAATATCTAAATTGATGATACCGGGTCCCAATTTTCCTTGATGTTTTTGTGTATCCGGATTAAATCTATCTATAATCTGTTTACATAATTGTGATGGTAAAATATTTTCGATAACATGCACGAATTCCATTTCATAACACACAAATATAATCTTTAATAATCATAAGAATGCGTGACCCAGCCAATAATAATATGGTTGTGATGGAAAGTCCCAATTACAATGAGAGATAAGTCTCTTGGATTAATGTGATCATTAATTGATTTGATTCTGTTCATTTCTATTATATCTCATCATTTTCTGGCTTAGGGATTTCCTCTTCCACACTTTCCATTTTGAATGTGTCATTAGTTCCTTGTCCTAAACGCTCATGTTTGGGATGTATCATAATTGGTGGACCCTCGTATATGAAATTTGTAATTAGATATTTAGCCCCCTTCTTCAATTTAGTACCACGGTGAATATATGCTAAATTCGCAGGAAATATTACAAGCTTACCAGCTTTGGGTTGTATGTGTCCTCTATTAAGAAATTCAGTAGTTCCACCAACACCTTCTTCAACATCGTTTAGATAGATTATGTAAGTTAAAATTCTATTTAAGAATCCATCGTGATGCCATGTATAGAATCCATCTTTTTCGGTTTTTTGTATTTGAGGAAGACCAATTGTAGCGTTATTTACTGATTTATGTACCGCGAGACATCTATCCAACCCCTCTGTATGTACATAATCTTGGTATTTCAAAAGTGCCTCATTTAAGCATTCCCCCACTTCATCCACAACATCCTGCCAATCTCCCCTTATACTGGATGAGGAAATTGGCAAATCTATACTTTTTTTAACTTTTTCATCTACCCCGCCAACTGTTGATCCCGTGACCTTTCTTTCATCCTTTTCAAAACGGGAAATGACATCTTCGCAAAATTCTTTGCTAACGGCATTATCAATTTCAAGAATGTAATCCATGTTTAAATGATTAAAGTATTTAAACTTTAACTTAACAGTCTATCAAGTCTGGCCCTCTCTTTGTTTGGAAATACCACGAGTTGCATGACCTCTCCATCTAAATAAACTTGTCCGTGATTTTTGATGCGTTCATCCTTGATGACTTGATCAACTCTCACAAGGTTTACGCGCACCACCTTCGCACTTGAAGATTTACTATGATGTATAGCGAGGAGTGCAGCATCCCTCTTCGTCTCTTTGGGAATTGTATTCTCTTCGTGGCATATAATCACATGAGAACCAGGTCCACCATCAACATGCATCCACCATTCTCGGGGATAACTTGATAGTGTGAGACTGTCATTTTCCTTCGCATTTTCACCCACCTTAATTTGAATACCGTCGCGTGATATATATGTCTTCATTAATTCAAATGGTTCTTATCTTCTATATATATTCATAACCAGTATGTACTTTG